CTCATCCGTCCAGCCTGCAATCTGAATGACAGCCGCCTCGAGGGAGGTCTCATTCAGGTCAGCGCCTGTCGTAGGACGGTTGCTGTTGGTACCACCGGAAACCAGCGGGTGAGCAGTCGAGAACAGGGGCTGGCCATCACCGTAGGTTACGGCGGAGCTAAAGCCATTGTTCAGGATTGCCGCAGCTTTAACCTGCTTGGTATACGCCATGGCCCGAGCAAGGGCTTTGGTGTACCGGGCCGAAAGACTGTCGTACAGGTTGTCTTCCATCGCCTCTTCGGTGATGGCAAAACCCATAGCAATCGTTTCGTGGTTATAGCGAGCTGTAAAGGCTTCTTGCGCATTGTCATACGCAATTGCCTGACCCTCGTTTTTAACCGGCGCGGCGGAGAAACCAGACAGCTTGGTTTCTTCTTCAAACGAACGCTCAGAGGTCTCAGTTTCAAAGATCTCTTTGTGTTCTTCGCCGTACCGTTTGTACTCCAGACCGAACAGTGCATTAAGCCCGGGCAGGAGTTCTTTCAGTAGTTGTGCGCGTGAAATAGCCATGACTTAACTCCTTTAGGCCGTCGCGGTGGCAGCGTAATACTCGTGCTGGCCGAAGTTGAGCTTAACCAACAGCTCGGGATACTGGGTAAACACCAACGTTGCGCTAGAAGCAAACGCCACCAAAGGCGCTTGATTTAGAACAAACGAGGTGGCACCAGCAGCGGCGGCGGTATCTACAAACGAACCGGACGGGATGTACTGCCCGTTTGAAGCAAGACTACCAACATCCGTACCTACGGGCAGTGCAAAAGGCAGAGCCGAGCAAGTAACGGTGGCGGTTGAAATGCTAGTGTACGTTGCAGTACCAAGCGACACAGCGGTCTCAGGCACAACACCCAGAACACGAATTGGAAGCGCATCCGTGGTTGCGGGGGTGTTGTCTGGCGCCAGCAGTGCGTTCAACGAGTTGCCAGTATTTGAATTGCCGGTGTTGTTTAGGCAAGCAAGGTTTTGACCAATCATGGCCCGAGCGCCAGAGGCAATCGTGGTACCAGACGAGCAAACCGCAGCTTGGAACACCGTATCCGGATCGTCGCAAACATAAGCAACGCAATCACCGGCGGCGGTGCTAGCCACCCAGTTTTGCGAGAACTGCTTCTGCTTCGTCGTCGGATTGGTGTACGAACAACCGAGAAAGACACCAACAAGGGTGCCAACGGTGCCGGTCGAAACGCTAATCCGCTCAAGGTTACCGCGAACAAGCGCAACAAAGTCACCATAGAAAATGTCCGTGGCATACGCGTAAGTAATGTTATACATCCGCGTAGAACCGGCGAACACCTGCCCACCGATCAGATTGATCGGCTTTAGCCCGTAGGGCTTATCAACCGTGGGGTAAGCCATTTAAGACTCCTGAATGGGTTTACCGGGTAGACTTTACCGAAGACGTACGCTCTCTAAAGAGCGGCATTCTCGGATCGTTTTCCCGCATGAAATTATTGTCCACTGCGCTCATTTGGGCATCGGTCTGCTGTTGATAATAAGCATTCCGATCTTCAACAAGCTCAGTAGGAGTTTTACAGAGCATCAGTCCACCGATGACGATGTTGTCTTTGAACCTTTCGTTCTCGACTACCATCATCTGAACTTCGGGATGATCTGACGCTTTGACGGGCTCCCAACCCTCACGAAGCTTTGAAGAAACATTCATGGGATCTGCAGCACCTAGAGTACTGATACGAATCCACCGATACTCCCAGCCCGGTTGAGGCTCAGGCGAAGGCAACAGATCTGGCCTTTGCCATGACCTGCGGCGCGTAGTCTTCTCGCGGGTTTCAAGTTCTCGGTTTGTACGATTCTCAGCCATTTTGTTTCCTCATCTCTTCAGCAACCTGTTTGGCGTACTGCTCAGGGGTTAGCCCAAGCCGTTTTGCGAGTTTCACTGCTGTTTCTGTCAGCACGATTTTCTTGGGTGCAGTGCTTCGAGATGCCGGTGCTACTACGCTAGATCTACGCGCCTTTTCAGGCGATTTTTCCTCGGAATCAAACTGATCCGGGAACACTTGCCGCATACGAGTATTGATGCGCTCGTAGTATTCATCACTCTGAGGGTCTATTCCCTCTCTGACAAGACGTTGGTGCAATCCCAGCGCGAGGCTTGTCATCTCGTCGTCTGATCCAAACCACGGATTGGCTTTTTGCCACGCTGTAGCTTTTGGATCTGGAACGTTAGCTGAAACGACTGGTTCGGGTTTTACCTCAGTTTTCTGCGGTTGTAAAGCAGGTTTAAAGTTTGCAACTCGTTCTGCTTTGCTTTGTGCAGCATTTAACGCAACTTGCGCTTGGACCAGTTTGTCTGAATCGCCAGACTCATATGCTTCTTTATACGCCCGTTTAGCGGACTCTAAATCTTGGTTAACTCGAACTTTAGCTTGTTCAAGTAGCGCGGATTGTGACTTGCTGGTCTCTTGTTTAAGCTTTTCGTTCTCATTCAACAGGTGTTGAGCAAGGCGAATTGCCTCTTCTTTCTCTCGAGCTGCAGCTTCTGCACGGCGTCGTTCGTCGTGGTATCCCTTGGAGAAGTGCTGAATCCTCTTTCTTACCTTCTCAGAGTAGTCAGCTAGCTCATCTTCTGTTACCTCTGCAGGTGGTTCAGAAGGTTGTCGGTTACGATCTTGCGGAGGAGTGTCGTCTACTACCTCAATCTGAACTTCACTCTCTTCCTTAGCTGCTGGTTCTTTGGACTCCGGCTCTTTTGTTTCTACTTGATCCGGATCCGGAAACTCAAACTCTACTTTTTGCATGGGCATTGTGGGCTCCTTAAGCTCGCGTTACGCCACGGGGGTCAGGGACCACAGCTTCAATACTGTCGTCATTCAAAAGACGGTATTCGTGGTTATTTACCTTAAACCTCGTGCCGGAGTTGGGGCGGAACATTACAAAATCCCCCACCTTGCACCACGGGCCATTAGGGAATCTCTCTTTGTCGGCATAGGCTTGTTCGCCCATGTCTATGACAGCGCCCATCATTGAGAGAATTTGTTCAGCGTGTTTTGTCTGGTCTGCCTTAACAAGCCCAGAGTCGTACGTTTCATCCACATTTGGCAGCACAATCAAGACCCGGTATCCCACCGGTTTAGGTAGTTGTGCGTCAATTTCTGCATCAGTTAGATCAGTCATCGCGTTCATCCATGAAGTTTTGCGCAAGGTCTTGTACATCACGCAACGCAAGGTTTAGACCCCGGATCAACCCGCATTGTTCTTTGTAGACGGAATAATCTTCCGCCCTACCACTGGCAATAAAGTCTGTATGCGACTTTATGTGTTCTTCAAACTTGTCAATCAGCACGTCAAAGACGGTTTTTGCCACGTTTACACCTTTTTATTTAAAGATGACAGAAGTTTCAACATCTCTAACTGTGTTTTTTGCTCTTGAGCTTGAGCTTTACTTTGCATAGAAGACCCTTCTTTCTGAGCTTCAACTATTACTTTCTGCTCTTCAATGCTTAGTTTCTTCTTGCCCAACTCAATGTCGGCCTGATCTTTCTGTGCTTTCCTTTGGATTTCTGCTTGTTTAATTTGCAATTCAGCTTGCTGCATTTGAACCACAGGGTCTTGTGCCATTTGTTGCGCTTGTTTCTGAGCGGCCTGCTGCTGGTGCATCTGCTGGAGTTGCGTCCCCGCTTGCGCCACCAATCTCGAGATTTCAACTTCCAATTCTTCTGGAATGTCTTCATTAGGAGCTGGCAACTGAACGCCAAGACGCTCTTCCAATTGCTTTCTGTACACAAATCCAAGGTGTTCTGCTATGTGCGCTTGTAGAGACGCCATGATTTGCTGAGCCATCGGGTTCTGACCAATAGACTGCATGATCATTGGGTCTTGCATGAACGACTGATGGGTCGCGATATGAGCGTCATGGTCCTGATACATAAACGCTTTCATGGGTTTGCCAATCAATGCACCCATGTTTTCCGACATTGGATCTCGCGGCTTCTGTTCTTCACCCAACGGGATGATCTTGTCTACGTTCCGGATACCTAAAACTTCCAGCATCTGTTTATGCAGATACGGAAGGTCGTAGATTTGCGGACTTTGTTGCGCCATCTGAAAGGCAGCTTGGTACTGCACTACCCTTTGTGCCATTGTCGTAGCGTTGGGATCGCTAACAGGAATCACTTCTACAACAGCATAGTCCTCAGCTCGAGCGCGTCTATCTACTCCCTCGGGGATGTAGTCATAAGGCTCATTTGCGTAGTCTTTGATGATCTCTTTCAGGAGCTTGAACTCCTGTTTCATCGCAAAATGCACCCGGGCCTGCACCGCGGCCATCGGTTTGAGCGTTCTTTCTAGCAACGCTAACGTGGTTCCTACAGGAGCTTGCGACGACATGTCACTGATATTCATGTCGCTGATCGCCCCAAGTCGCCGGCCTTCTTGAGTAATCTTCTCCAACAGCCCTGCCAACACCTGACTCGGCTCCTTATACGGCAGCGTCATGATGTTGTCTCGTACAGTCCCACTTGGTACGTCTACGTCTCTAAACTCTCCCGGGGCAATCGGAGTGTCATCTCCCTTAATCCTCAATCCACGAGACTTAAGACCTCCCGGAAGATTTGAAAGAGTGCCAGCGTCAACGAGTTGGCGAATGATAGAAGTGCCTGCACGTGCATACCCACCAATAATGTGAATCAACCCCAGACCGTAAAACCCAAACCCGGGCACGTAGATGTAATGAACAAAGTGCTGTCTCTTCAACTGACGATCATCATCAGGATCCCAGTTCCTCCGAATAGACAAAACTTCATTGGTTCCTTTGACAATCGTAATTACATAAGGCTTAGGTAAATCATCTTCGTCATCTACCCCCCGTATGTTTGTATAGGTATGAACTTCATACAACGCAAATCGATCATCGGAAGTTAGTGTGTACCCACCTTCTTCGGCTTTCTTCTTCTCAATGTCAGAAAAGTATTCAATCGGTTCGCCAAGTTCCAAGTCGCGATAGAACCCATCGGCTTGGAGTTTCTTCAATTCCGTCTTGGTCTTGCGCATCATGTGTGTAATGCGCTCTGCCGTATCTATATGGGACGCCCCGTAAGGAACAATCACGTCTTCGGCTGATATATAAATAGATACCTGCCGTCTTAGAATAGGGTCGTAGTAGACCTTCTTAAAAGATGACCCCGCCAATCCCAAGCTGTACAGCATCCGTTCATGTTCTGACCGATACTCCACCATCCGTTCAGTCAGCTGGTAGTTCATGTCCGCTTTTACTCTATTTGCGGACTCTTCCTTTTCCTTACTTACCTCTCCAATGATCTTGGTCTTCACCGGACCCTGAGCCGGGAACGTCTCGCTCATCGTCTCCGCTTGAAAACGGATCACCGCTTCCGCCAAAACCGTCGAATACACCCCACACGCATCATCCCAAGGTTCCGTTCTGTCTTCATACTTGAAACCTAAAACATCTAAACCCTTTACATACGTATCCGCCCACTCTTTCCGAGCGTTTAAATCCGATTCCACCAACTCAACCAGCTCACTTGCAATCGTTTGCAGCTCCCCCTCATCCAAGAACTCAGCCACATTCGCATCAAAGTCATCAATGTTTGGCCCGTCTGGAATGATCGTAATCTCCATACTCCCGTCAGCTAACGTCACTGAATCAGGATTCTCAATCTCAATCTCCAACTCCGGCTCCATCACTTCCATATCCAACGGAACCATCGCTTTGTCTACGTTCGTTGCCATATTGACCTCTAGTAATACGCCTTCCGCCTACGGAAGTAGAGTTGTTCATCAGGCTCGTCTGAGTCCAATCTCACAAACCCCCCAGATCGAAATCGAATCAAAGCCTGCGTCGTGGAGTCCACCAAATCATCATGCGGGGCATTAGGAAAAGCAGCCATCTGCTCAATTACCTCGTCCGCCCACCTACCCTCGGGCGCCCACACTTTACCCGACCGGAATAAATCCGTCACCGAATTGATCCTTACAAACTTGTCGTTCCCCCTCACCGGCGTGTACTCACTCACCGGAATCCCCATCCGTCTCAATTCAAAGATCAACGGACTCCCCGCCGCTTTCGCCTCCACAATACAAGCATCAGGCTCCCACTCCTTGTACTTCTCCTGCGCCCGCTTCTTTAACTCCGGAAACTCCAACCTCTCCTCTATCGCATCCAAAAGAATAATGTGCGGATCTACCTCGTCTTTATAAAACACCCCCCACGTCGTACACGCCGAATAGTCACTCCTCTCACTCTTCGTGAACGCCGTATCCCAACTCTGAATAATGAACTCACAAGGAGGAGGTCTCTCTTTCTCCCACCTCTTCCACCACTCCCTCTTTACTAACGCCCCCTCCTCACCCGTCGGCGTCTGCTGATACTGCGCATTCCACTTCGCCGGCCCTACCTCCTCCCGTAAAGCCTCTAACTCCTCAATACTCCAAAACTCAGGCCACAACGGATTCCCACTCGGCATGATCGCCGGTAACTCAATCACTTCCCACTCGTCTGACTTGTCCCGCGCCTGCGCATCCTTAATGATCCGGCCCGTTAAATCCCTCTCCGCCCACCTCGTCATCACCACTACAATCGCAGCACCCGGCTGTAAACGTTGACGGGGACCCGACGTGTACCACTCATATACAGAATCAAAAATGTCCGGATTGTGCGCCGCTAACCTAGCCTCCTGCTCTGAATGCGGATCATCAATAATCAACAAATCCGCACCCTTCCCCGTCACCGTACCCCCTACCCCTATAGCAAAGTACTCCCCACCCCTATTCGTCGCCCACCTACCCGCAGCTTTACTGTCCTGTCTTAACGCTACCCCCGGAAAGATCTTCGCGTACTGCTCACTCCCCACCAAGTTCCTTACCTTCCGTCCAAACCCCACAGCCAAATCCGCCGTGTTAGAAGTCTGAATTACCTTCTTCTCCGGGTACTTCCCTAAAAACCAACTCGGCAACAAATAACTCGCAAACTCACTCTTCGTGTGCCGAGGCGCCATGTTGATGATCAACCTCTTTACCTTCCCCGCCGCGATCTCCTCAAACTTCTTCGCCATCAATACATGATGCCTACCATGCACAAACCCCGGCCACACACTCTTCACATACTCCATAAAACTCTTCTGACTCTTCTCCCTCTCCAACGCACGACGATAC